CTTCTTGCTCTTGAAGCCGTGGTAGGTGCCGTGCCGCCCGCGCCCGCCGGAGTGCGCGCTGAACTGGCCGACGCCGCCCGCCTTGGCGGACAGCGCGACGGTGCTACCCGACCGCGACCGCGCGATCTTGCTCGGCCCTTGGGCCATGCTCCGGCGTCCGCCGCGCTTGGCGCTGGCCGGGCCTCGGCTTCTGCTGCGTGCCATGTCCGCCTCCTCCGTGACCATTGTGTACCCCGACCGTGGCCCGCCGACGCGCCCGGTAGTCAGCCTGGGCCTCGGCGTGGCACTGGCGGCAGCTCAGCTTGCCGGTCTTCGGAGCCTCGTAGGTGTTGTAGCGGGTCTTCGGGTGGCCACACTTGGGGAACGTCGGCCCGCCGTCGGCCATCAGCTTGGCCAGCACGCGGTCCAGCTGGGCCTTGTAGCGCGTGGCCTCGGCGGCGGCGTCGGCCCTGGCGCGGTCGAGCCGCTGCACTTCTGACTGGAGCATCCGCAGGGTGTCAGCGAACGCCTCGCGCTCCAGCATGTAGAGCTTGGCCATGACCGCGCCGGGGTCGGCGGCGATGGCGCGCACCTGGCGAAGCGAGCACTCCAGCCGGTCCTTGATCGCCTCGGCGGTCAGGCCCTCCAGCTTCAGCCCGGCCACTGCCCATGCCCGGTCGTAGACGTCGAGGTCGTCCATTGTGGTGGCCGACCCCGCCAGCAGTGCGGCAATCAGCTGTTCATCGGGACGCCAGCGCTCGGCGGCGGTCGGCTCGGGCGCGGTCAATGCAGTGCCCACCAGACGTCCAGCCGCTCAGCGAGCCAGAGCGCGCCGACGGTACCGAGGATCAGCGTTGCGCCGAGCGCGGCCAGCCAGCGCATCACGCCGCCAGAGCGGGGACCGCGCAATCACCCTGGTAGGCCATGATCAGGGTCTCCAGTTCGTCAAGGCTGATCCACGCTTCGCCGCCCAGACCCCAGTCCTCGCTCCAGTGATTGCGGATGCGCCCGAGCCGACGCGGCCAGTTAGCTCCGATCAGCGAATACTCATGGCCCTCGCCGTCGTCGTTGGCCTGCTTCAGCTGGGCGTCGGTGCCGATGTGGATCACGCCCTTGGCGTCGGGGTCGGACATGACGTCGGTCCAGACGGTGCCGAGCATGACCGGCTGGCGCTGAGCCGAGGCCAGCATCTGCTCGAAGGCGAACGTCCAGTCGTAGCGGTCGATCACGCCCGCGCGCTTCATGGCCTTGAGCACGCCCAGGCCGGAGCTGCCGTTGTCGGTCGGCGGGTAGGTCCAGTCGAAGTCGTCGGCGCGGGTGGCGAGCTTATACAGCTCCAGCCCGGCGTCGTTGCCCAGGTAGGCCGAGGCGAAGCGCTGGCTGTGCTGGAGGTTCCAGCGCCGCCGGTTGGCCTGGGCCAGCGCGGAGTTCAGCCAGTCGGCTCCGCTCCAGCCGGTGCAGCCGTTCACCCTGCCCTGGTCGAGCACCGGACCCATGCGGTGACGCCAGCTGCGTGGCGTGAGGCTCCGGTGCGGCGCGGCGTAGGCGCGGCTGGCCGGATCGTGGCGGAGGATGCGGCCCTTGGCGCGGTCAGTCGGCACGCCGTCAGGGTAGCTCAGCTCCGGCTGGTCAGGTGGTAGTGACGCCCGCACGGGTAAGGCCGCAGCACCGCGCCATCGTCCTGGAGACGGCGGGCGGCGGCGCTCACGGCCAGGCCGAGAGTGCGGTAGCGGCGCTTGTCCGGCTCGACGCATCCGGCCACGCGGACCGAGCCGAGGGCCTTGCGCCGGGCGGCGTTGCGGGCCAGCGCCCGCCGACCGCCTCTACCCATCGGCGCGCCGGGTGATGGTGACGTCCATCCCGTTGGCCCGCGCGTCACGGTAGGCCCGCCAGACTTGCCAGAGCGAGTCGCCTTCGTAGAGCAGGTCGTCGTGGTAGCCGTCGGGCGTGGGGTCTGAGCCGGTCACCGTCCAGCGCGGAGTGCTGCCCATCAGGTGTTGCTCCCTGGCTTGTAGTGGACCGGGCAGATGTCACGGAACGGACCACCGAGCGCGCACGTACAGCCGGTGCCCGCCATCGGGCGCGCGGTCTCCACCGCCGCGATCCGGTCCACCTCAGCCTCGGCTTCAGCATCGGTCAGGCACCGGGCCTGGCCGTCGGCGCGCTGGGCGGGGTCGAAGCCGTGCAGTGCGTCAGGCCCGCGCCACGGGCCACGGAGCACACGCCCGTTCTCCTCGCGCGCGGCCAGCACGCGGCCCTGGCGACCGTCGGCCCGGTTGAAGATGCGCCGCCACCACTCCACGCGCGGCCCGCTCCAGGTCCAGCGGTCCAGGACACCAGGCACGCGCTGATCGAGCGCGATGTCGCCCTTGCCCACCATCACGTCGAAGGCCACGCCGAGCCAGCCGGGGTCGCTGGGCTTGGCGGCGGCGTTGGCCGCGATGACGTGAAAGCTGCCCGGCTTCAGCTCGAAGCCGTGTGCTCGGGCGTAGGCCTGCGCGTGCAGCCGGGCGACGGCCACGTTGTCGCCGGTAGCGCCCACCGGGATGGTGATGCGGTGACGCTCCACCAGGTCGGCAGTGTGGCTGATGCCCGGCGGCGTCTCCGGCTCAGATGTTGCTCCAGCCGTCGTCGTCATCGGGGACGGCAGGCTGGCCGTGACCGGCATCGTGTACTGGCCCGGCTGGGCCAGCTTGTCCAGGTAGGCCGGGTCGGCTCCCGCCCGCACCGGAGACTTCGCACGCGGGGTCTCCGATGGGCTGGCCGTGACGCCAGGGTCCGAGGACGGCGACAGACCCAGCCACCGGCTCAGGCTGCCCGCCAGCGCCATCAGCGGCAGCCTCGGGTGCCTCGGTGGTCTCGGCGTCGATGATGTAGGGGTCGTGTCCTGAGGCACGTTCCAGCTCCTTCAGCGTTGCAGGGTCGAGGGCGTTGATGCGCTCGATGAGACGCGCCGCCTCGTTGGCGAACTCCTCGTTGGTCACTCCGGCGATCATCTTCACCGGCTGGTCGAGACCGAGCAGGCGGCTCTCCCGGTCGAGCGCGCGGAGGATGGTCATGGCAGCGTCCTTGTCGCCGCGCAGCATGGCCGGGTAGTTGGCCCGCTGAATGTCGAAGATCACCGCCCGATGGCGCGCGATGACGTCCATCGGAGGTTCGTTGTTGATGTCCCGGCGCACGATGGCCAGGTCCTTGCGCACGGTGGCGATGCTGACGCCGGTCTCCTCGGCGATCTTGGCCAGCGTGGCTCCGGCGTTCTTCAGGAACATGGCCTTGGTCCGACGCTCCAGCAGCTCGTTGTCGATCAGGCTGGAGATGTCATCGTCGCTAACGGTCACGGCAGCTTCCCTCCGTCAGGCCCGAGCACCGGGCGGTATGGCCCGTACTGGATACCCGGTGCCTCGATCTGGCTCACCGGCCCGATGAACGGGGTCCAGCGCGTGACCACCCAACCGTATGGCGTGGCGTTCCAGATGTCGCCCTCGCCATCGACGTAGTAGGTGCCGTCGGCGTGCTCGGTGCCCAGCTCCAGGATGGGCTGGGTCTCCGGCATCACGGCTCCTCCAGCTCAGGGTCGAACGGCTCGGGCATGGCCCGCACCGCGTGGGCTTCGATGCGCTCCTCCATCGTCATGGGCCGACCCAGCGGAGCCAGCCCGAGGCGGGCGCGCAGCTCGTCGTCGTGCATGTCGGCCAGCGCCATCACTGCCTCGGAACGTGGAAGGGGTGGGCCTGCTTGGCGCGCACCGCCGCCGTCTGGCGGTCGGCGTCACGGCGGTCAAGCGCGGCCACGATGAAGTCGGCGTAGGTGCTGTCGTCCTCGGCGCACGCCACCTTCAGCCGCGTCCGCTCGGCGTCGGTCAGCTTGACCGGCACCAGCACTTGGCGCTCTGACCTGCGACGACCCGGCTGGGGCGGGATGATGCGCGGGGGGACCGATGTAGTCATGGTGACCAATATAACCCCTGGCGGGTTAGCTAGGTTAGTCGCCGTCGTCCTCGTCGCCCGTGTCGGTCACACGGCGCACCACCAGGCGCGAGGGTGCCTGGCGCACGCTGGTCTCGGCCAGCTGATCGAACAGCGCCGGGTCGGTCTCGGCCAGCCGGTCACTGCTGAACTGGAGCCGCACCAGCCCGACGCTCCAGCCGTCGGCGAACACCATCGGCTCGCCGTCCCACCCGAAGTTCGCAGCGATCTTGTCCAGCCGCTCGATCAGCTCCTCCTCCTGATCGGCCAGCCGCCTCAGCTTCTCCCAGGCCGGGTGCTCCTTGTAGAGAATCACCGCCTCAGCTGGAGCAATGAACTCCCGCGTCGGCGGCGTCTCGATGACCGGGCACGCCAGCTCGACCGAGGCCGGGGCGGCGACGGCTACCCACCGCTTCCGCACCTGTGCCCGCTTCCACGCATCAGGATCAGCCTTCTTGGCCACCGCCGAGGCCACCGCCCGCACCGCCGTCGGCTCGCCTGGGTTGGTCATCCGCAGCTCCATCCCCGCCTCGGGGACGACGCGGTGCCCGACCTCATACGCGCGCTTGACGTGCGCAAACAGATCGGCCCGCGCCGCCTTGAGCTGCTTGATGGCGACCCTGGTCACCGCCAGGCGCACCACCACGTCATCGAAGCCCACCGGCTCGCCAGCGTGCTCGTCCAGCGTGGCGCTGAAGGTCTTCAGGGTCTCGGGCCGGGCGTCGGCCTTGGGCTTGGCGGTGCTCACGCGCCCTCTGCGTTTCGTGGTCATATAACCCACGCTAGCCGACCTCGGGGTGGAGGCCAAGGCCATCGGCGTGGCCACTCGGACGCTTCGCCGGTGAGTAGGCGCGAAGCGTGCCCGGCTGGCATCGCCATTGCTGGAGGCGTTCACATCGGAGCGGTTCAGATCACTCACTCCGGCCATTGAAACCGACCCTGTTGGGTGGGCCAGCCCTTGAGGCCACCCTAACTAGGTTGTCAAGGTATATGTCAAGGCCCTTGACTAACCCCAGGGCGACCGACTAGGATTCGCGCGCGCGCGTGAGGCCGGGCATTGCTGGAGAGGTGACTAACCCGACATCGGCGGGCTAGTGTAGCGGGATGCCCAACCTGCCCGCCCGCCCGACGTTCGGCTCCGGCGATGCCAACGTCGCTCTGTCCGACGCGCCCACCGAGGCGCTGGCGTTCGCCCTCGGGTACGCCGTGGCCCGCCCGCAGTCGGCCAACACCTTCGGCCCGTTCT